CACCCATGTTGGTTTGAGTTGCATCGTCAATTTGGCTTGCGGTCAAACCGATCGAACGCACCCAAGCGGTGAAACGAAGACGCCTCTGACGTTGCTCCTCAGCCGCATCAGACTTGTCGATCGCTTTGCTGATGTCCAGCGACTTCGGGAACCCTGAACCATAGACCCACATGATTTGGTCGCGTATCTGGAAGCCCGCATCCTCGATGGCGACGGCCATGCGGTGGTAGGTGCGTGAGCCGGAGAAGGCGAGGAGGTGGCCGCCTGGTTTGAGGACGCGTAAGCATTCTGTCCAGACGGTCGGGTTGTAGGCGATCCCCGACGCATCCCAAGACTTGCCCATGAATCCGAGTTCGTAGGGTGGGTCGGTGACGATAGCGTCGATGCTGTTGTCGGGGATGGTGGCGAGCTGGTCGCGGCAGTCGCCGTGCAGAAGTTTCCAACGGCTCATGATGTTGCTTCAACCTTTTTCTCGACTCGTTTGACATATCGGTAGATGAGGTATGCGACGATGCAGACTGGGAATGCTGCGCTGATGGCGATTGCGAGTATGCCGATCAGCACATAGTCCATTTCGTCGCCGTAGCCGTATTCGTCGTTGTGTTTGACTAGCACTTTGACGGCTTTCGGGAATGTGTAGATGACACAGGCGAGATACAGGATGAGCCAGATCACAGGTTGTCCCTCCGTTCCTGTTCTTCAATCAACATCTGCAAGGTGCCGAGGTATCCGGCTGCGTCGATCAGGTTGTCGTCTTTGTGCATGTTGCATTCACGGCTGATCTTGACACCAACCATGCAGAGGGCGACCTGTTCCGCGGTGATGGGAACACCGATGATGGCTGTCCAGATTTTGGCGGTGCGACTGAAGTCGTCAAGTGGGTGTCCGTAGTCGTCTTGGCGTTGGCCGTTGATGAGAAAGTCTGCTTCTTCGAGGATGTTCATGTCAGGACGCCAGGATGATGAGGACGATTGCGAGTCCGAATAGGAAGGCTGCGGCAACTTCAACTCTCACAGCTCACCTCCGGTAGCGATGAGGACTTGGAGGCGTGAGATGTCGGACTTGAGTTGTACGAGCATCTTTCGGGTTTCTTCAAGTTGTTTGACGGCATCTCGGAAGTAGCCGAGGATTTCGTCGCGTTCCGCAGTCACGCTTTCGAGTGCGGTTGAGAGTTCGCTGATGCGTAACTGGTTCTCCACGTTGAGCTGGTGGAGCATTTCGGGGTCGTATGTCATTTCTTGGTTCTCCTTTGTAGTTCTGTTTCCAATGCTTTGAGGGTCTTGAAGAATGTGTCTTGTTCAGACTGTCCTACGACGAGTCTTTGCAGGAACTTGATGGTGTTCCTTAGGTCGGTGATCGTCACTTCGTCTCCTAATTGGGTGGGGGTGTAACAGGCAGGTGGCGCATCGGGGGGATGGGAGGTGCCACCTGCCTGTCACGATTTCACCACAGTTCGGTTGATGCGTCCTGTGGCTTGGGTGCCTCGACCTTAGCCTTGTACAGCTTCGGTGCGTTGAATCCCTTCTTCTTTTCTCCGTCACCGGAATACTTGACGGTGAGGTTTGCGCCGATCATGGTGGACAGACCCGCAGCCTGGGCTGCTTCACGGATGGCCTTCACCATGTTGCCTCGCGCCCAGATGTTGCCGAACTCGCCGTTGTTTTCGACGGTGAACACGAACACGAATCGGGTGTCCCCGTTCGGCCAGGTCTTCACGTTGCCGTCTGGATCACGGTCTTCGAGTTTCTTCACTTCGACGACACGCCCTGTGTGGGTGTCATTGACGTTCTCGAACTTGAGGGCAGGATACTTGCTCCCGCCTTCGCTCATGAATACGTCGGTCATTGCATGCCTCCTTCAGAGGTTTTAGGGATGATTTGGAACTTGCTGGTTTGCGGGTCATACGACAGGTCGTAGGCGTTCACGCTCAACATGAAACACGCTTCAGCGAACCGTGCCGCTTCTTTCGCGTTCATGTTGGCGAGGCCGTCTGCGACCTTGCCGTATGTAAGTCCTGATGCGAACCCCGCAAGGTCACGTATCAGGTCGGTGTCGAATTGGTTTGAGGTGATGAGCCAGTAGATACCTCTGGCGATCTCAAACCTTCGACGCGAGTTGATTTCCGAACCGAACCCACAGCCACCCTGCTCCGCATATTGGAGAGCTGAGTGGAAGTAGGCACGATTGCGGTTCTGGAGTGTGGCGATGAGTGACTTGAGTGTCTCAACCGAGGCGATGTCCTCTGGGTTCTGATCCATCATGTCGCCCTCGAAGTCGTCGATGACGGTCATGGTTTGGCCTCCTTGACGATGTTGACGAGTGTCGCCATGCGAACCGTAGCGGCATCCATGAACGATTCCCAATCCATCTCTCGAAGCATGGCGAAGTCCATTTCAAGTTCGTCAATGACGACGGACATGAAGTTCTTGTTGTTCGGGTCGCCTTGTGAGACGGCGTTGATGCGCCGGATGCGTTGGATTGCGTCGTCTGCGCTGATCCCGTATCCAAACGGATGCGTGGGGAGTGCTGGTTGTTCAGCCATTGGTGGCCTCGCTCATCGCATCCTCGAACGTGTCGCTCGCACGACGCTTCTTCTTGGGGAGGGTTGGGTCGGTTTCGCCGAATGGGTGGTCAATTTCGGCTTCGACTTGTTCGACGATTTTGACGATGCGGGTGAGTGCGTCGTTGTCGGCGTCGGCGATGCGTGGGGTGTCTTGCGGCCAGTACAACTTGACGGTGGCTTGGGCATCGTTGGGGAGTGCTTTGATGCGGTTGGTGAGCCAGGTGCGTCGGGTGGTGATGTCGGCCTGCGGAATCGGACTTTCCGCAGGCTCGACAACCCTCCGCTTCTCTTCGGAGAACTTGTACGGCTTGAACAGGTCTTTGCGCTTACGCCAGCCGCGTACTGCGAGCGACTGGTGGAGTGCTTCAAGTCCTGCTTCGATGTTGACTTCGTAGAAGTCGCATCGTCCTTCGCCTGCTGGGAGGTGGCAGATGATGCCTTTCGTCTTGTTGATGTCTGGCATCGGGGTTCGTGTGCCGGTCTTCCAGTCGTACACCCATTGAGCGTTCGCATACGCGGCGAGCTGGATGCTGATTTCGCCGTGCGCGTAATCGAGTGACGTGCCTGTCTTCAGGTCGAAGATGACGAGTTCACCGCTCATGGTTTTGATGATGCGGTCGGCTGTGCCAGCGTATTCAAGGTCATCGTGGATGAGCAGGACTTCGATGAACTCGGACAGCATCTCGATCCCATACGCCTGCGTAGCGATGCGATACGTCTCGATGTCTTCCTGTAAGCCTGGCAGGATTTGTGGCTTCAGGCCGAGGTCAATCTGCTGGGTGATGGCATGGAGTGCGGTGCCGAGGTTCGCTCGGCTGTACGCACCCGCAGCATCGATGCATTCGTTGGCGATGCGGTTGAGTTTGTCGCGGTCGCTGATCGCTGTCGATGCCTGAGCCAACAGGTCGGGGCGTTGCACGACACCCGTCAACGCCATGCGAACCTTCCAGTCGGCGAGCGATGCGGTGTCGCTCAACGTTTTGGCGACGGTGGTGACTCGGGTGTAGCCGACGGTCTTGCCGTCTGGTCGCTCGATCTTGTATCTGCCCCATCGGTCTTTCGGGGCTTCTTCGATGTTGAAGTCGTCGGTTGTCATGTTTCGCAGGCCTCCTTATGGCTTGGGAATCTTGGGGTTCTGAACTTTACACCTTTTGAGGTGCGTGTCAATCATTCCTCGGGGGTGTGTTGGGGTTGTCGCCGAAGTCAATAGCGGCAAGCAGGGACGCCCATACCCAAGCAGGCATGATTGCGTACCAGTCGTCAACATCCATTGAGCCTCGACGCTTCACGATCAGGGTGCCAGTCCAAGCGTCAGCGTTCTCCATCTCAACCCTCAGCTCTTCAAGCCAGCCTGGAATGTCGAACTGTTTCTGGTTCTTGACTTCGATGCAGACGCCTGGGACGCCTTCGATGTCGCCTCGGTCGTCTTGCCATCCGGCACGGGAACGCTCAGCATTCACCCAACCCCACTCTTTCAACCATTTGGCGACAGCGAGTTCAGCTGCGGAACCTTTGCGTTTCTGAGGGGATGTCATTTGTGGCTCCTTGCTTGAACGTAGCGTTGGCGTTCCATCGTAGTCAGACCACCCCAGATGCCATGCTCGTCACCTGCTATCGCATA